TTCTCTCTACATACTTGATGATAATCCACCATTAAGAAACAATTATATTATGAATGTAATATCTAATAAAGATTATGAAAAGTTGTCTGAAAAAGAAAAAGAAGAGAGAAACTATACGGTTGTTAAATCACGCAATAATAAGTTTTTTAGTTTAGGAAATTATAAGACATCAGGCAAGTATGGCACGAAGATAATACCAGTAGGTAAAAAATTAAATAGTGCTTTGAATATTTGGCTTAAGTTTAATAAGACAGGTCATTTGCTTTTGAATTCAAAGAGAGAACCAATGACTGCTAATGGATTAACGAAATATTTACAGAAGACATTTTCACCGACAGGCAAAAATATCAGTTCATCAATGATAAGGCATATATTCATCTCTGAAAAGTTCCCAGCACAGAATGCTGAAAAAGAAGAGGTTGCTGAAAAAATGGGACATTCAGTTGAACAGCAAACATTGTATTCCAAAAAAGATTAAGATTTCAATAACTTAATTAGGTCTTCTTTGAATGTTGTTTTTAAGTATGGCTCTCTCTTTGGATGTAATCTCTTTTCATTCGCTCTTCTCTCCATTCTATCAATTTCAACAATGTCAATCAATTGTAGCAATTCTTTTTGGTAATAATAATAATCTTGAATTAAATAACTATAATGTGGCATTTTATATAATAGTATATAATTTTATTTTAAAATAAAAAAATATTGACTTAATATATAAATGGCTTCAGATTGGATTAACCACGTTAAGAAAGTAGCAAAGGACAAAAAGATTTCATACAAGGAAGCAATGTCAGTTGCTAAAGCATCATACAAGGGAGGTAAAGCAAAAGCAGCAAGTAAGGCAAAAAAGATGACTAAAAAGGACAAGATGATGGAGAAAGAAAAGTAATTAAATTTATTATAATAAAAAAAATATATTTTATTATTATAAATGTCTCAAGGATTAGCACAATACGAGCAAACTGTTTCTGAATTTGGGAATGCTATGGACAGCATACGTTCATACACAGCAACATATGATACTGATTTCTTTCGTGATTGGACTGAAAAACATAATTTAGCAATGGAGAAATTAAATAAAGCAGCATCATTGGGTGCGGATATTGGTGGAGCATACATTGCTGGTAAATTAGCATACAAGAATATGCGTGAAAAAGTTCTGGGTAAAAAGGATGAAGATGAGGAAGGTGATGAGGAAGGTGAGGAAAATACGGATGCTCACGATGGCGACGAAGACGGAGCGAATGATGCCGAAGATGGCAATGTTGGTGAGAGCATTGAAGCCGATGTCGCAGACGCTGAACCAGCGGCAACTGTGGGAGATGCTGATGCGGCAACTGTTGCTGCTCCATCATTAGCAGCAGGTGAAGCGGTGGATGCGTCAGGTATTATTCAAGGGGATGTAGCACCACTTGGAGCAAGTGCCAACCCATTCACATTTGAACAGGCAGCATTATTTACTCAAACACCAGAAGAGGCTGCTCCAGCAACAGCGGCAGCAACTGATGTGCCTTCAGCCACAGCAACTGAAGCATTACAACCAGCAACTGATACAGCAGCGGCAGCATCTGATACGGCAGCAACAACAGCGGCGGCATCTGAACCATTTTTATCTACGGATACTATTTCAGGAACAATTGATTTAGTAAGTGGAGCAGCGGCTGGAGACATCGCAGGAACAGCAGCGAGTGCTATTGGAGCGGCAGCAACTGGAGGAGCGGCAGCAACAGCGGAAGGCATTGGAGCATTGACAGCGGCAGCGACGGCAGCAGAGGCTATACCAGTTGTTGGCATTTTTGCCTCAATTGGCATTGGTTTATATGAACTTTTTCATCATCCAAAAAAAGCACCAGCAGCACCACCTTTGGCTACGGTTAATTCAAAAGGCGAAATGGTTTTGCCATCATTTGATAGTGTCACTGATACACCAGCCAGTCAATCAGCATTCTAAATTTTAGATAAAGGGATAGAATTTTTATCGTGTTTCTTACCAGTCATTACAGTGCCATCTGGCATTTTATGCGTGTATCTTTTTAATGCCTCTTTTTTGATTTCACCTTTTCCATATTTAAGTAATTCATTTCTATCAACATTTGCTGCTTTACCAAATAACAATACACTTGCTAATCTTGCGAATGCCCAACTATCTCTCGTCTGATTTGGTCTTGACCCAGATGAGTAATAAGCAGCACGACCTTTTGCTAATACTTTATTTATTCCAGTCATTGTCATTAGACTTTTAGCAATCTTATTTTTATCTGTTATTTTAAAACCATATTTCTTTTCAAATCGTTCAACAAATGGCGAACGCTTTGTTTCAAAACTTTTTAATTTAGGACGGTCTGTTTTCTCTCTAATTGATTTTATTTGTTTCTTTTTATCTTTTTCAGATAGAGTTTTAGGAACATATTTTTCTTTGTATGACATTATATTTAACAATATATTTTAATTTTAGTATTTTAATTTAAATATTTAGTTTAAAAAAAAAATGTTATGATATAGTATAAATTATGTTTAAAGCGAATGAAAACGCAATGTTTGTGCCTACTAAAACTGTTTCTATTAAACCAGAAGCCCAGATTGACTATAACCCAGAAAATCAGAATAACATCCGATGGTTAGTGCCACAGCATCTTGGCTTTTTTGACCCACGACAAACCCAGTTGAAATATAAACTCACAATGAGTGGTCGTGGCTATGCCAAACCTTCTCCACGAGCAGGGGCTCACAGTTTGCTCCGTGATTTGCGAATTATGGATGGGACTGGTTCAACTGAATTAGAAAGCATTCAGGATTACAATGTTTTGACATCACAATGGTGGGGATACACACAGAATGAAAGCATTGCCAACAAACGAGATATGTTTGAAGGACGCAGTGCCAATCACGCTGTTGATAAACAGTTGCTTTATGGTGCTGCTGGTGAGTGGCAAACCGCTGCCGTTACAGCATCACGTGCTGCCAAAACTATTGAAGTGACCCAGCCAATTTACTCTGGTATTCTTGGAGGCGACCGTGTCTTCCCAGTGGTTGCCACGCAAGGTCTCCGTTGTCAGATGACTTTAGATAATAAGAACCGTTCTCTCGTAAATCCAACTGAACTTGGAACTAAAGAGGGACTTAATGATGTTGAAATTAAGTCTGCTATTTTAGGAGCAACTGGTGCGGATGCCGCCGCTAAACAGGAAAAAACCGCAATTGGTGATGAATTTACTCTTGTAGTAAGACGACCAGAAGATAGTGCCAACGGACGCGGTGTTTTCCGAAATGCCGCTCCATATAATAACAACCCTTTTGACATTGGTGATTTGCTTTACATTGCTCTCACTGACCGCTCTTCCGAAGCACCAGTAGGTGTTATTACTGAATTCTCAAAGGATGGTGATAATGACCTCCAGATTAAATACATCCCTAATCGTCCAATTGGTGATGCTATTGGTAAAACTCAAACTGGTGGTGGTGCTGGAGTTGATTATCCAGCAGGGTCACGACTTTACATTAAACAGGCTGACCGAACAAATGGTGTGACTGTTGTCAATGCTCCAGCCGCTCAAATCGCTGCCGCTGCTGTGCCAATTTCTTATACCATTCAGGATATTGAAATGCTTATGCTTCAAGTCCAGCCTCCAGCCCAATATATTGAGGGAATGATGAAACAAGTCAGTTCTGATAAGGGATTGAGTATGGATTTCCGAACTTGGACACTTTACCGATTTAACCTTTCAACCCAGAATGGTTTGACTAATCAACTTATCCCAGCCACGCAAACTCGTGCTTACAGCATTATGTCTGTGCCTCTTGCTATTGCTGACCAGAACAGCATTGCTCACGATAGTTTTCAGGGCAAAACCGATGGATGCCAGAACTACCAATATGTCTATGGTGGTTCATTAATTCCAGACAGACCAATTTCTCTCGTCAGATACACTCAAACACCAGCAAGAACTGATGCTCTTCACATTGTTGAACTTGAGAAATCTTTGGTTAATGCTGGTTATGGTGTCCGAAATCTCCTCCGTGTTCCAGACCGTTTTATGATTGGACGAGCATTTTCTAAATATGGACAGGTAATGAACCTTGCCCCACAAGACCTTTCGCTTCGTGTTGAATATGAAGGAGCAACCGAGGAAAAATTGTATGAACATTTTATCCAATCATTAAGGCGTGTTAATATCTCGTCAAAAGGCGTGATGGTTATGTAATTTATCTGGGGAGACCCCAAACCCCCATATTTGTAATTCTCATTTTATCTGGACAGTTTTGGCATTCAATTCTAATAAGTAATGTTGCCAAAAGTGTCCATATGAAATTTTGATTAATCTTTTTTAAAGATTATAAATTTAAATTAATTATTAAAAAAAAAATATCTTTATTAATTATAAAGATGAATATTGTAAATGTTGAGAAAGTTGAAATCTTACCTTTGAACCCTCCAGCAAACAATGCTTACAGTTTTAAGGAAGGATTTCCAATTGTCCAATTCCTTATCCCAAACCAGCCAAAATTACTTGTTGGCTCTTCTATGCGATTGAATGGTGTGTTGCGTGTTAATCAATCTACATCAACAGAAGCCGCTCCAGCATTGCCAGATAATGCCGATAATAAAGGTAGTGGTGCTGCTGTGAATATTGCTCTCTCAAATCGTGTTGGTGTAGCATCCGCAATTGACCAGATTACATTGTCTTCAATGACTAACCAAACTTTAGAGGTTGTCCGCTCCTATGGCAGATATTTAGCATCCGCTCAATCTGTAACTCACTCACAGGATGATTTAGACACTAATGTTCAAGTTGAAAGCCTTACCGCTTCACGTTCTATGAATGGCTCTTTCTTGGTCAATAATGATGTTTCATTCTCAATTCCATTGCGAACTGGTCTGCTTTCTGGTGCTTCTGAAATCCCAATCGGCACTAATGGCATTCGTGGTATGATAGTCCAACTCCAATTGAGCCCAGACGCACAGGTTTTAGGCGGTTGGGTTGATAATACTGGCACATCGCAAAATGACGCAGGGGCTGGAACTGGCTCTTTCTACCAATTAAGAGATGTTTCATTGTCATACAATTTGCTTGTCCCTGATGAAATGGGAAGCCAACAGATGAGCACTCCAGCCACTGGGGCTCTCAATTACAATGCTATTAGCCACCTTTATTCGGTCGTCAATTCATCCGATGCTACTCAAAACTACAATCTGGGAACAGCAAAAACTCTTTCTGTATTCCATAACTTCTTACCAACTACGCACTTGAATAACTACGCACAGGATGGTTTTGCTACTCCTAAATTACAGAATGCCACAGCAGGTGTATATGATAGTGATGCTGAAATTCAGCGTGTTTCCTTTTTAAAAGGCGGTGTCAATTTCCCAATTGAGAATGAAATTGATGTTTCAACTCCAGCCACGCAAGACCGACCATTGAGCGAACTGGAAACCAACTTTATCAACTCTATTAAATCATACCAGTCTATGAACCATAGTCTTATGTCTTTGAACACGCAAAATGGTTTGCCAACGGCTGTCAATCCTCTTGATGGCGATGACACGAGCAAATTCACACAGGCTGAAGCAAAGGATGTCTTTGGCATCGGTGTTGCTGAAGACCCATACCGAGTTGGTGTTGATTTCAAGAATACTAACTATGGTGTCCGAATTGTTTCTGATTTGAATGGCTCTTCACCAAATTCTGTATTTACTTATGTATTGGCTCAAAATCAACTTATGTATTCGCCACAGGGTATTAGCGTGATGTCGTAAATGGACAAATTTGGCAATATTAGTTGGTTGAGTGAGAGGACACTTTTGGCAATCAAATCTATTAAGTAATGTTGCCAAAACTGTCCAGATTTAATAATTTAGTTTAATTTAAATTAATTATTAAAAAAAAAATATCTTTATTAATTATAAAGATGAGTAAATCACAATTACCAGATGTCCTTAACGTTAAACCACTTAACGCAATTGAAACAATGAATATTGAAACATCTCAATTAGACCCCATTGTTATTAATCAGAGTATCTGCCGATTTGTTTTAGAGAGAAAAGGCATTCTTGATGTTGGCTCTGTTATTACTATGTCTGTTCATCCAACCGACGCAAATGGCGATAAAAAATGTTTCCTTCCAATTAAGACAGGATGCCACGCATTGGTGAAAAAGGCTCTCCTTCGTGTTGGCACAAAAGTTCTTGCTACATCTGATATGTATGGCACTCACCAGACTATCCGACGAGCATTTAAGACGAATGAGGAGAAATCTCAAAAAGACTTTGTTAAGAATGGCACTCACGATTGCTTTGAACCAGATAATGCTGGGACTGGATTTTACCAGATGAAGGATGTCATCTATGACGCAGCACAGACAGCAGCCACGATTGACCCATCTGTTCAAATTACTGTGTCCGAAACTGAATGCCCAGTTTTCTCAATCCGTCTCTCTGAATTGTTCCCAATGATGCGAAATGTTCAACTCCCATTGTATTTGATGAATGAACCAGTTTCAATTGAATTGACTTGGAACACTCAAGCAAATGGAGCAGCCAATGTTGGCAAAATGCTTTCATTCCAAGAGGGATATGCCAATGGCACAGGGGCTAAAATTGGTTTGGATAATGTCAAATTTCTTGCCGATTATCTCACTTATGAAGACGGTAGAATGGCAGCGACGGCAAAGGTTGTAAATTCTGATGAAGGTCTTGTGATGCCATACGAAGATATGATTGTTACTAATACCAATGTTCCAGCGATTGCCCCAGCACCAACAGGCACACAGGTGACCACGCAACACATCACACGTGATTTGGGACTTTCAGGACGAAACGTAAGACAGATACTTTTACACGATAGACCAGCGGCAGCAAACGCACTTTTAGGACAATACAACTCCGCATCATTCAACGTGTCTGATAGTTACAATTGGCGTGTAAATGATGAAACTGTTTATTCACGTGAAGTCCGTCTCCAAGCACGAAAAGCAAACCAACTTTCACACTGTTTTGGCACTCCAATAAATTGTCTTCTTGCTGAATATTCTACTGATGCTCTTACGAATAAACAACAGGCAAATCATCCAGTCAATAACAATGTTGTCTCCGCATCCACCTTTGAAGGTGTTTCACAGCGTGTCGTTCAAGGTCAAATGAACTTTACTGGTGTGGATTTGAGCACATCACCACTTAACATTCCAAACACTGGTTTGAAGGTGGGACAGAAACCAGTTGAGCATCTCCGAACTATTTACCGAACGGCACAGAACAATGACGCACGAGTTTCAACTTATTTCTCAACCGTTGAGAGAGCATTCGTTCTCCGAAATGGTATTGTCAGCGTTTCCGCCTAATTAAGGAAAAAATCAACCATATCAATTTATTTTAAACTTAAGCGATAGTTTTAGCATTTTATTAATAAATTCGTTTTTTTGACTTAAAGATTATCTCATTATATTATATAATAAGCATTATGCCACGAGTTCAAGGTTCAACCAATTCAACTAACTATCATTACCATCTCAAAAAATATGTAGATGATGATAAAACCCAAATACAGGAAGAGCGATTTTTTAAAACTCAAGGTGAAATACAAGAATTATATAATATGAAGCGTTGCTCTGTTTATCACTTGATAAATTCAGATGGAACAAATAAGAAAAGAAAGTATAGGAATATTGAAATCATTAAATTATCACCACCCATTCCAGTATATAAAAAAGTAGAAGCAATGCCTAATGGCGTCCCAAATTAACAATTTAATATATTTAGTTAAAAAAATATATTAAAGAATATTCTTATATAATTATATATATATACATATAATGCCTTTTTACTTTGATGCCACCGAAGAACAAAAAAAAGAACTAATGGAACATTATGATACAAGATATTCAGATATATCATTCGTTCATTGTAACCGAATTAAAGGAGTTCATATGTATTACACGTGCCCATTCCATCAAAGAGTAGGAGGATATGCCAAATATTCTACGACACCCTTTTCAACTCCTATTAAATCAAATGGACAACCATATAAGTCAGCAAAAACTGTTGAACATTTTCACGGTTCTGGATACAATAACAAAAATCGTTTTGAAATGAGGTCATCTCATTGTTGTGCCAAAAATTGTGACCGTGAATGTTTGAAACTGGCATTTGGAGACAATCAGAAAATGAAAGATGATTTCAAAGAAAATGTTAGAATGCCAGTATGTATTGTAATTGATGACAATACAGTTCGTGAAACCACAGATGAAAACCAAGTATTAAATTTAAGACGCAATACACGCAATGGCACTGGTAAGGTTCATTGGTATAATCATAAGCCTATCAGTCCTTAAACTTGAGATACTGGGGCTGGTTTTGGCATTGGCGTTTGCGGAGGAGTGGCTACTTTTTGGTCGCATTCACAGCATCCAGATTTCAAATGCTTAACATTTTTCAGAGCATAAATCAAACTGGCAATCATACCACCTATACCACCTAAAATCAATGTGATTTCAGATGCCGTATAAGCATTTGCGGATAATGATGTATCCATTTCAGTTGATGATGCCAATGATGCTATTGTAATATTAGACATTGTATAATATTATAATATAATAAATTTTTTTTCTAATACTTAATTATATGGAAGTTCAAATCAAAAAATCAACCAAGCCAGAAAAGAAACTAATGGCTATATTTTATAAGGATGGTAAGAAAATAAAAACAATACATTTTGGCAGTGCTCCAAATAAAGACTATACGATTTATTACAAAGAAGACGGTAAAAAGATTGCCAACGAGAGAAAGAGTTTATATTACGCACGGCATAGTAAGCGTGAAGATTGGACGAAGGCAATGACAGCAGGAACACTTGCGAAATATGTACTTTGGAATTTGCCAACTATCAAAGCCAGTATAGCAGACTACGTAAAAAAATTTAAGTTAAAATTAAAAAAATAATATAAAGAGATAGAGATATAAGATACTATTAATGGGACAAGTATATATGATACAAGTTGCTGATGAAGTGTATTACGGTTCAACAAATCAAAAATACTTATCTAAAAGACAGGCAAGACATAATTGGAATTTAAGAAATAAAAAAAACCAATTGCTATATAAAAAATGTATTGATGTTGGAATTGAAAGAATTAAATGTATCAAACTTTACGAAGGTGATGATTATTTACAAGTTGAAAATCAATATATCATTGACAATGAATGTATTAACGAGCGTCACGTTTTTCAATCAATTGAAAGTAGAAAGGAGACTGCCAGAAAATACCGCCAAAGCGAAAAAGGGAAAATCGCACAAGCAAGGGCAATGAAAAGATACAGAGAACGCCAAGCAGAAAATTTAAATTTAAACTAATTAAATAATATAGACAAAGTTTTTTTCTATATTAATTATAGATGAACACAGATTTTGATTTGGACATTTTACCAGTAAAAGAAGATGGCACTGAACAGAAATTGCCAAGAGCACTCCATCCGCATTTACCAAACATTGCGAATGGTCAAGTTGGAATACTTATTTCACCAGTTAAAACAGGTAAATCCACAATTATTTCTAACTTACTTTTAAACGAGAACTTTTATAAAGACTGTTTTGATATGGTATATATTATTTCAAATACTATTAATAATGATAGAACCTCACGATTTTTGAAGGAAGAGTTCCCAGAGACCATATTTGACGATTTAGGACGCATTGATGAAATTATTCAGAACATCATAGATTATCAAGATAGTTTCCCACGTGGCGAAAAGCCATTCATTGCTGTCATATTAGATGACTTTCTCGGCATTAAGAAATCAAGTAAAATCAATTATTTGGCTACACGAGCACGGCATTATAATATTGGTTTGTTATTATTTGCTTCGCAACTTTTCAGAGGTCTTGAAACAACAATCAGGCAAAACGCAACATTCGCCATTATTGGCTCACCAAATCCTAATGAAAAGGAAATTTTAAAGATGTCTGAAGAGTTTGGCGACCGTTACGGAGGACAACAAAATTTCTTAAAACTTTACAAGGAGGCATCAAAGAAAAAATACGGATTTTTATACCTTGACCTTCAAAGCAACCCATCAAAGGCATACTCAACATTCAACACGCTCATTTATGAAAATAATACCGATACGGAAGGCGATGGCTGGATAAAGGGTATTGATAAGGAGGAATGAGGACAAAATTGGCAACATATGGATTGGGAACTCACATACGAAACTGGACACTTTTGGCATTCATTCTTTATAGATAATATTGCCAAAACTGTCCAGATTTATTCCCATTTTTTTCTCTCAACATAAACAATAAATTTCTATAATTAAATTAATATAGAAAAAATAAAAATCTATAACAATATATATAATGGATTTAGATTTACCTAAACTTGACATTGTTGAAGACATTGAAGAGATAATGGAAGATGATGAAACTGAAGCAGAGCCAGAACCTCAAGAGATAATTTCACCAGAAGAGCATATGGAAGCATTAAAAATTGAAGAAGAAAAACGACAACCATTTGTTAAAAAGGAGGTAAAGAAAAAAAGGGAATTAAGCGAAAAGCAAAAGGCACATCTTGAAAAGATACGAGGGATGGCATTGGAAAAACGCAAGGCAAAAGCGGCAGCGAAAAAAGCAGCCGTTGATAAAGTTGTATCTGAAGTGAAAGAGCAACATAAGCCTAAATATTATAAACCTAAACCAAAGAAGACAGCAGAGGAGAAAGCATTAGAGAGAGAGGCTAAAAAAAAGTATAAAAAACAAACAATGGAAGTCCAAGAAAATAACATAAAAACAGAGGTTGAAGAAACAACACCAAAAGATTTTGTCCCATCTCATAAAGAGAAGCAGAGAGAAAAGAAAGAACAGGAAGCATTAACGCAACAGCAAAGTTTCGTAAATTTTATGGGAAATATGGAAATGTATTTAAAAATGCGAGACGCTCACGCACAGAAAAAATTAGAAAATAATCAGAATGATGTGATGGAAAAAAAGCAACCAGTAAAAAAAGAGGCGAAGCCAAAAGTGTCCAAAAAGCCAGAGCCAGTGCCAAGCATTTTACAAGCAGTGGATGAAAACCCATTTTCAAATTATTTCGGTTAATCTTTTTAATTAAAGTTTTGATTTTAAAAAGATTTATTTTATATTTACTATATAAAAGAGAATGAGTGAAACTATCATCATTGAAAGTAATAGACAAATTGCCTATAAACAGGAAAAAAAGACATTGGCATTTGTTGATGAAAAAAACGCTAATGTAGATTTACCAAATAATAAATGGCAAACACGTCTGGAAAATGGTGTCCAAATAAATGTTGGAGACCAAATACAAGTGGAGGCTGTAATGGTAAATACACGTGGCAGTCCAGAGGAGACTATAGAATTTACAGGGGCGTCTGGAGTTCAGGATGCGACTGATGTTATTGATAATAAAGTAACATTGAGAGTAAATAAATACATTACCAATCGTCAGCAATTCAATTGTAATTTGCCTCTTTTTTCTACATCAACGCAAGACCAAAATTCACAGGCTGGTAATTATGGTTATATATCATTCAATGGATTTAATAATTTCAAAGATGCTTTCCCATATCGTGGCATTGAAGGTATGTATGAAGATACATCAACCACATTTGCTGAAGTGATAGGAGGCGGAGTTTTTACACGACCACCGGCACCATTAGATGACGCTGACCCAACACGAATGTATCTGGGCACAGATGATTTTATCGGTTATGGTAATGTTATTAATTCACCAGACAGAGGAGAGTGGAATTTCAACACAACAGACATTGACCTTGAGGTGGCAACTGGTTTCAATACCCCAGCAAATATTGGTGAAACATTAACGGCTCAATTACATCAACGTGAAGGCGACCCCATAAAATGGGATGAAAATGAAGTCCCAGCAAGAATAATTGAATTGAGAGGAACAGATGGCAGCGGCACATTCGTTTCAGTTCCATCCGCTGGAATAACCGATAAATCATATCAAACTGTGCCCACATCAACAGGCGATGTTTTCAGAGCACGACAAGAGGGTAATTGGTCAGCAAGTATTGCTGGAGAAGTTCCAGCAGCAGATGAAGGTCAAAATTATTCAGAGGAGGAAGGTAGAGATTTATTTCATCGCAATTTATTGTGTGGCAATCCAAATGAATATCGTAATACTTATGGCTGGGTCGCACCAAGAGTTGGAGCACGTTCGGCAGACACATTGACAGAGGCTAATTTTGAAACAACAGGTTTTTATACAGGCAGCATTAGTATAGATGCGGCAGATGTTGGAAATTGGGGATTGAATGCGGTTATGCTTGACCAGTTAGATTATCAAGGTGTAACAACAAATTTTACATTCAGTAATAATTCATTGCCAACAGGAGCAACTTCAAGATTTAAAGGAACGGCAACAATTTCATCCATAGATTTTTTAAAAGTCCCAGATTTGAATACATTGATTGTAACGAACATTGTTTATAATGAAAATAATGTATCTAACTTATCAATTGCGTGGCACGACAATGAAATCCCAATCAATCATAATGATGTCAGCAAAAACGCAACACCATTGACACCAGACTTATCAAAACAATTTTTCCAACAATTATATTATGGCAGAGCAGATGATGGCATTAGTTGCGGAGCAGTGGGGACAAAAATAAATTTACCAAATACTAATCGTTATTTATATAATGGCAACCCATCATTAGCATCATACCAGACTATTCAAGGTTTGGATTTCAAATGCTTAATACGTGAATTTGGTCAGGCATCTTGGAATTCACGAAACCATATGAATTTTTGGAGTAGGTATGACACATATTTTGACCAAACAAAACCAAATTCAGTTAATTTTAGTTTTCCATCACAGTCTAATTTTCAACTAACAAATTCAAAAGGTGAATACTATCCTCAAGCAATATCAAAAACATTGAATATAGCAATCATTCCAGTCTTTTATAAAGAGGCAAGTCTGCCATCTCCAGCAATGAGAGATGTTCCATTTTGTGCTTTTGTGACGCAAGATATAATTACAGTGGATGATAGAATACCGGCACCTATGGAAGGTGAATTTTTTGGACGTTCGCCATCGTGTTATGATAATCTATTGGCTAAAGTTGTTACGACGCAAAAAACATCATTTGTGTTTGATACAAGTCAAACTCCAGCGGTTCGTGCTTATCCAGAAGGTGATGTTGAAAAAAATACACGCACATATCAGTATATGCCATACTGTATGATTGGAGCAGATAATCCCACAGTTAAATTTGATGACAACTATGGTAGATTTACAATTTCAGGATTACACACTTCAGTGAGAGCAGGTAATGGCATATTTCAGAAGATTTTATCACAGCCAAACACTCAAGCATCCACAGAGAGTATGTGTGCCTTAACAACTGAAAGTGCCATTTGTGGCACGAATGGCGAAACAGGAGAAAAATTAGAATACACAGGCATTGTCCAATCAGTCGTAAATAATCCAATTATATCAGCCCAGTCAGGAATAAGTATTCAAAGTATATTTTTATACTCAAAAAAAGGTGATAGGTTTTCATCGCCAATTGACCCACGCAAACCAATAAATTATTCAAATACTTTATTTGCCAAATTAGGTTTTGAAATTGAGCAATTAATTCCATATGTGGGAAAATCACAATCTAATTTTAATCGTGGCTCTTATAATGCTTATCTTGGAACAAGCCAAACTTTTGTTGATAAATACAATACAATGGTATATCCGCTGACAACAAACGCATATATTTCAGGAGCAGACCAGTTGAGTATGGCAACGAATGCTCGTCAATATCAGATGGAGAACCTTGGTGGTAATGCTCCAAATGACAGCATTTTCATCAATGCTGAAAGCGACAGTTTAGTAGCATTAAATTTGCCCAGTAAATTAGATTATTCATATCTGATAGTATATTCAAACATTGTCCAAAATACACAATTTTATGGTGGTGCGAATGGACAACAAAAAATCCCAGCAATGGCATACGTGTCACGAAACTATTCCACAGGTGATTTCTTTTTTGGTGAGCCGACAACTTGGACTTATGTGGCAGACAAAGAATACATACTCACAGAATTTGATACAAATATTACATTGCCTAATGGTCTTCCAGCCCCCATTGAAAACAATAGTTCAATCATTTATAAGATTATAAAACCCAAAATTTTGCCTCCACCATTGGAAGCATTCGTGGGGAAACCCCACACCCCAGCCAAGAAATAATATGGGAACTCATATACGAAACTGGACAGTTTTGGCATTCATATCTATTAAGTAATGTTGCCAAAAGTGTCCTCTGGTCAATTTATGTTGGGGTTTGGGGTTTCCCCAAGTTAAGAATGTTTTTTCAATAACTTTTCATACAAACCATTTCTCTCATCATCCTCAATTTTTTTTGCTGTAATAAATCTTGGAGTATTTTCTGATACAAACCTTTTCCCATCCCTTTCCAATTGTTTCATTATTTCCAAACGTTTATCAATGACATCTTGAAGTGTGTATTCTCTTTTTGGAAAGTATTTTGAATAAAACGCATCAGGTTTATAAACAACTCCAACATTAGAATAAGGTACTCTTAAATACCATTCAAGCATACCATCATAAATAAAACTCGTGATTGTTTTTTTTCCCATTATATATATAGTATCCCTTTCATTTAAATTATTATGAGAGAAATAAAGTAATTGAAATATATATATAATGAAGCAATGTAAAAAATGTAAATTAATAACTGACTTTTATTATGGAGACTTATGTTATTATTGTTTAGTGTAAGCATCTTGTCTCTTCTCAAAATTCAACCGAGAGAGACCTTTCCTTTTGACAGCCTTGTTTTTTTTCCTTTGTTTCTCTCGCCATCCTTCAAATACATCTCTTGATTTGACAGATGGCTTTTCTTTTTTTTTCATTTCTTTTTCAACCTTTTTATTAAGTTGGACTAAATTCTGACCCTTTTCAAAATCAGTATTATCATAATTACACATTGAGCATTCCATATATAAGTATTCCAATATTTAATTTCTCTCATAATAATTTAAATTAATTTATTAAAAAAATATTATATATACTAATAATAAATGAGTTTAGTTACTTTATCAAGCAAACGCAATAATGCTGTTCAGAGAGACACAGACCCAGCCATTATTAAAAATCATTTTAAAGATGGTTTGGTATTACGTGAAGGAACAGAGGTTGGTCTTGTTTCTCTCACCATAAATAAATTAAATCTGTTTGAAGTGATTGCTGGAGAAAATGATACATTCGTATGGCGAATAGGCAACCGAAATAATTATGAACAACATACCGTCACTGTTGCCGAAGGCAATTACAATGGTGATGATTTGGCTACTGAAATTCAGAGTAAAGTAAATGCCTCTACACTTTTAGGTAATTATAGAGGCGAATGGACGTGTACTTATGACCAGACCGCACAAGGTGGTGAAGGAGCATTCACTCTTAATTATGGTCAGAAAGAAACACCAGTAGCACCGAATGAGCAAACTTATGAGGTCTATGAAGGAGGAACGCCAGTATTTCAAAACAATGGGTCAGCATCTGTAGGGTTGAATGGAGCGTCAGGCGGACAGGTTGATGATTTTGCCACACAAGATAATCCTCTTATTGTAACAGGTAATAAAGGTATATTTCCAAATGATGGTGAATTCCAATGTATTATCAGACCACAAGAAGGTTACACGCAAACAGACCAAACAACACAATTAATATCAACAACAATAACAGAAACATCATATACTGGTGGTTTGCCTACAACACGTGATGGCAATTTTGCTGCCACGTCAGGTATTCCACAAACCAATGGGTGGGATTTGGAATTTACATATATAAATGGTGACCCTTCTCTCTATTGGCATTATTTGGGAGATGGTGAATGGGGAGCAAGTCTTGATGGCACTGTAACAGCATCACGAGCCAATTCCTTATACTTTTATTTTTACAATCCAACACGAGGAGTATATGCTGATGCTGCTAATGGCGGACGACATTCTGAAGTGGCAACCACTGGTGAATTCTATATTTTTTCAGGAGGCACACCAATAACAGTGCCACAGGGGAATGTAGGTTATGGTAATTCAATAAGTGGATATGTAAGAAATTATTTATACAATGGGAGAGATGATTACCCTTCAAATCCTAATGCTGACATACTTAAAGAACAACCAGACGGTTTTGACATTACAATTAAATGTGTTGATAATGCTGATAAAGATGGTGTTTTATTTTCTCTCGCTCAAATGAAACAAACGAGTGGCGTTAAATTCCCAGACCCAAGTTGGCGTTTAGCATCTTCTATTGTAGGAACTTTTGAAGACATAGACCCAACAACATCTTTTACCAGTCTGCCAACAATAGGAGGCACTCATCCGCAAAACTGGACAACATTCACCTATGGCACAGACCACATTTCAATGCGTGTAACAATTTCAAAGGTGACAGGAATAAGCATTACATTAGGACACGATACGGCAGGTGATAATGTATTTACAGAGGATATTTTGGTTCGTAAAACTGGTGGTTCTGATGGTTTTAATTCAACAATAATGGAGCAATTTTTCCCATTGCGGCCGTGTATGGCAGTTAGTCGTGGCAATCAATATTTTTCATCAAGATACATTTTGAATGGTAAATATGATGAAGAGGAAATAATAAATCCAAATACTTTTACATTAGCAACTGAAGACCCACCAGAGGAAGTTATAAGTGATGATTTAGTAGGGGCTGTTCCAACAAACGCACAAACACTTTCCGCACTTTATAAGTTTGGAGAAATATATCCATCCGATGTAAATAATGGGCTTCCACTTGATGACCACGAACCACAAGGCACAATAAATAACTTATTAGGGTTTAACCGTTTTTATAATTTTAGTGCTGGTAATCCATCAAATCCAGTAACATCAACAAGCCATCCAGTCAGAAATATTGCTGAACCTACATTGTCATTGGAGTTGCCAGACTTTAACATTAAGGGGGCAAACGGAAATACTGGTGATAGTATGCGTGTCATTGCGGTAGTTCCAAAGGAGGAATTGAGCACGAATGAAAAGACTGGGACATTACATTACTACCCATCATTCCCAGTTATGATTGATTTGAACCTTCCACAGGAGCAAATCTTTTATGATTTAAATGCCATCTTACGCCTTCCAGATGGCAAAGTAGCAAATGATTTAGTAAATCCAACAGAAATTACTTTGCTATTCAAAGAGGGAGAGGAAAGCAAACAACGACGAATGATGAAAGAACAAGCGGAACTAATGGCATCAATGATGGGAAATAAACAACAGGCAATGATTGGTGGCATTGGTTCAGGTAATCCATTAATTTAAATACTTATTTCTCTCTACGATTACTTTTATAAACCTAAATCATTATTACATTTTTATTTTTTACTTTTGATATTCTATATATTCAGCATTGAGTATGTAGAGTAAAACGCAGAGAGAAAAGTTGCCTTTTTCAAATACTTAATTCAAATACTTAATTAACAATATATATATAATATGTTGAAAAAAAGGACTTAAAGAGTAATTCTCATTATATCATATAATGACTACTATGAATACTATCACTCAACAAGAAATCAACGCACTTCCAGCACCTCCACAAGAATGGATTGATGACATTGTCAAACAAGAAAATGAGGAGATTAAGAAGACGCTTCAAAGAATGAAAACATATTTTATTAATTGTGGAACATATTATGACCTCACGGTATATGGTGGAATTGATTTTTTTAAAGACCTTGCTTCAATTAATTCACAAGCAAAAGAGATTGTTGAATTCAAAAAATTGGTTGATGAAAACGAATATTCACACGCAAAAAATGCTGATGGATTACGATGCTTTGAATTTTGGACAAATACTGAAACATACAATGCTCTATACAATGCTCTAAATGATTTAGAGAAAAAATGGGGCGATGACATCAAGCCAAAACCAAAACCAAAACCAAGCAAATCAAGACCATTAAGCAAACAAGAAAAACAATTCATTCAAAATATGAAAGACACTGAAAGAGCTGTAAAAGCTAATCACAAAATTGCCTTGTTTAAAAAAAGACAGCAGACTAAAGAGACACTTGAAAGAATGCTGTCATATTGGGATGACCTCTCATATTGTGAGGATTACGCAGAAGGTGTAACCGAGATGATGGACATATTTGACATAGATAAATTGAGGCTTTTTTATAAAGACCTTGCTTCAATCAAATCACGAGCAAAAAGCATTGTAAAATTCAAAAAAATGGTTCAAGATAATTGTTCTCCAACTGGGACGTGTTCTGAAGGTTTTACATACTTTGAACTTCAAAATAAAAATATGATTTGGAATGCTCTATATGATTTAAATGAAGAATGGCATTATGGGAAAAATGAGAACAGTTTTATCAATAAAAGATATACCCCAGAAAGATATTGGGGATATTAAGGAAAAAATGAGCGGACAGTTTTGGCAATATTAACTATTAAGAATGAATGCCAAAAGTGTCCAGTTAAGGCATAATTAACAATATATTATATATTGCGTAAAAAATGGCTTAAAGATTATCTTCTCATAATATATATAAAATGAATACTATCACGCAACAAGAAATTGACGCACTCCCAGCCCCTCCGCTTGAATGGATTAATGACATTAAGTTAAGGGAAAAACTTTTCAATGATATTAGGAACATTGATTGTAAAAAAGAACTTGACAGACTTGCCAAGCAATTTGAGAATGATGACAGATATGGAAAGGCAAGTCGTCGTGCTTGTTTAAAGAATGAGCCATTCACATCTTATCATTCAACATTGTATGGCGAAATTTATCTTCAGGAAAAGAAGCCATACGAACAAGTTAAGGCAAAACGCCAAAAGTTTATTAAGGAAAAAAATGGCATTGAAATTCTTGGTTATATGCCAAGCATTCACAAGTATATTAAATTAAAAGATTTAAGGGCACAATGTAAAATGAATGGGTTGAAAGGATATTCCAGATTTGGAAAGCCTCAACTCATAACTTTATTATTATCGGCGTAATTAACATTTTATATATAAATTGCGTAAAAAATGGCTTAAAGAATATATTCTCTATATATATATATAATGAGAACTACGCCATCCAACAAATTCAAATACGGAACTATCAAAATTGTAAATGGACAACAGGTATATATCCCATTTAAAAAGGGGAAAGAAAATATATCTAACAATTATAATATGATTGACACATTCGTGAAATTTCAACTATTAAAAAATTCAAAATGCCCATCAAATGAATGGAGTGTTTCAGAGAATACTGACCGCAAAAAGATGTGGAGCAAGACAAAAAAAGCAGGGGCTAATGGAGGTATAGGAATTCCAACAGGCAAGGTAAATAATTGTTTCGTTGTAGATTTAGACGATTACAAGTGGGATGAAACGCATCCGTTTATCAAAAAATACGGCAAAGGTGATTACCACAAAAAATTTAACACCTATACTCAACAATCAGCAGGTGGTGCGTGGCATCTCTTTTTCAAGTATGATGAGGAGTTTTTTAACAAGTGTCATAATGGTTTGGGTATTGACATTCTTTCTGACCGTAATTCAGAAGGAAATTATAAAGGTAAATATGTCGTAGGTGCTGGAACGACAATTCGTTTCAATGACGATATGAAAAAAAAATATAACACGACAAACAATTTTGGAACTTATAAAGTTTTGAATAATACAGATGTTGCCGAGTGTCCAGAAGATTTGAAACAATGGCTACGTGATTTTATTTACATTGATAAAGATGTAATCCGTAAAAAGCAAGAACGAAAACAAAAGACTGTGGCAATCAGCAATACACCAGAATATTTTAAATATAACTTGTCAGAGGAAAAGGTAGGACAGATTTGCGAAGCATTATATAAAAAACAGCCAAAGTATTTTACCGAATATCGCTCAAACGAAGATTGGTCATATTTGGTTTTTACGACCGCAATGAAATCTATTGGACATCATAAGATGTGGGACAGATACTCAAAGTTGTATGCTAAAGGCAATTATAATAAATCAGAAAATCAACAAATTTGGAATGGCATCACGCAATACAATGAATATAATTGTTTCAATAAAATATTGAATGAGATTGGTGAGCGGACACTTTTGGATTATACCAAATACAAACCCATTGATGAAAAAGAAATAACATTTACAAAGCAGGGTGAATGGGACAAATTGGGAAAGCATATTGAGTTGCCATCCACAGATGTTCAAATTAAAAGTGGCACAGGCACAGGAAAAACAACCATTGTGAAACAGCATTTAAAAAATAAAAAACAAAAATTTATTTCAATCGTGTCAAGACGTTCATTAGCATACGAGCAATATAAAACATTTATTGAGAGCGGATTAGATTGCGTTTGGTATGAAAATTTTGAAGGTGGCAAAATCCCAGAAAATCAGAATGTCATCATTCAGATTGACAGCATTATGAAAATACATTCATACTTGGAAAACATAAACAAATATACAATTTTCCTTGACGAATATTCATCATTAATGGAGCATCTTATCACAAGCCCAACATTGAATAAAACAAGAGCAATCGTGTTTAAAGTATTCAAAAAATTGATAAATGGTTGTGCTCAAGTGATTTCAGTTGATGCGGACTTGTCTCAACATACTTTGGATTTCTTACCATTGTGTGGTCGTGATTTGAATGTTTGGAATAATACATTCAATCACAATAAAGGTGTCCCAGCAAAAGAATGGTTTAACATTGACCAGATTGTAGATGATATGAAAAAGAAAGATAAATTTATGTTGTGTATGGACAGCAAAAGTTCAGCATTAGCATTGGCTGAAAAGCATTTCAATTGTGAAGTGTTAGAGCATATTGATGACCAAACCGTTGTCATTAATGGTGATGAAATAAATAAATATGAAATGACTGTATTCAAAGATGAAAAAGGTTTTATTTTGGTAGTATCTGCCGAGAATGATTATGTCCCAAATTTGGATGAATGGGACAGGGTTATATTTTCACCAAAGATTGTGTATGGCTTGGATAGTATAATGAAACGTAATGTATATTGTATTTATAAAGAGCATACCATTTCACCAAAGGCAATGCTTCAACAAGTTGCGAGGTGTCGTAATATAGTTCAATTGAATTATATGTTCTGTAAAAAGAAATTTATTGAACCGCAATTTATTGACACGCCAGAGGTAATGAAATTAAATAATGAAAGAATGGAGTTTGTAGATTGGAAAGAGGTATGCGACATTGAAGATGATGTCAAATTTTACAAGAATGTGTTGGCTAAAATTCAATACAATCACGATTGCTTTAACACGAATAAGTTTGTCCATTTCAAGAATATGTTAATGGAGCGTGGCTTCGTAGAATTAAATACACCAGTATGCCAAACGCAAGTGGCAGGATTAAAAGAAATTGAGAAGGAATACAAAGAGAAAGAGATTGATGAATTTGACCCAGAGAAACCATCCCACATTAACAGGAATGCGTTATTGAAAATCCCAGCAGATGAAATGAAAAAGTATTGTTCATTGTTTTTGAATGACACATCATTCAAACAATACAGAAATTTCAGACGATATTTGCTTGACAATTCAGAAGTGATTGATGACAAATTACAAGAGCAAGAGGATTTCAACGTGAATAAAGTCAAGTCAGCAGATTATAAGATTGTCTTGCTTCAAAAGTTTTTAAAGTATGTAGAGGCAACAGATAAGATAAATATTAATTCAGAAAAGCAATTGACACAAGATGAGGCGGATAAATGGTATGGCTATTTGAATGCTACATTCAGATTTAGATTGAAAGAGAAACCAAACTTAACAATAAAGAAAGATGTAGATGACTTGGTGGTAAAATGCTTTAGACAATTATTTGGTAGTAACTTCAAAGTGTATGATGATGACAAGAAAGAATTTAATAAAACAAATTTATTTATAACAACACGCAAAACAGTTGGTAAAAAGAAAATATCAATCAATACATTGAATGTAAAGTTCTTTGAAGAGATTTCATCCGTGATTGAGAAATCGTGGGGTATGGATGGTTTTGAATATAAAAAGTTTTTGTCTTTTGATGTCCCAGATTTTATGATGATGGATGATGCCGAAGATGTTGATGGAATATAAGCGAATATGATTGTCTTTATATCAATATATAGTGAATATTGATATAATGAGTATTTTGGTTTTATTCTAGTTTTATATATTATAATGGTTTTATTCCAATATAGAGAATAAAAAATATTTTTTATGCCGTCTTTAAGCATAAAACCAATATATATTAAAAAACCAGCATAAAACCAACTCATATATATATAGTGTGTATGGGCAATATATATATATAATGCGTAAAATACATAAAATAAATATATATAGTATATATAAAATGGAGCACTTGGATATTTTGCGTGTTGCCCTACCAATAGAGATGATAAATAAAATATTATATGAATTCAAGGGACATACGCATCCCACAGCATTATTGATTAAGGACTACTGGAAAGAATTGGATGACGAGTTTAATATATTCGTTGATATTAAAATCCGTATGGTAGATAATTTTGACATTGATGAGTATGGCGAGAATATGGTTGTTAGATATTTAGATTATCCCAGATTGAATTTTCCAGTTGATTATGATGTTATTGAAACTCTTTATGATGAATAAGTTATTTATATAAAATTTAAAATATTATATGAATATAATGACTAACGAAAATAAACCAAAGAAAGTTCTCACAGCAGAACAAAAATGGCAAAAGAAACAATACTATCGTGAATACTATCAACGTAAGAAGAGAGAGAAGGGCATTGTTACATCCGATAAACGAGGACGCAAACCTAACCCAAAACCAGAACCAATTAAAATTATACGATTAGCCGAACCAATGATATTACACTTTGAATAATATTAATATAATAATTTAAATATAATGTTATATTAATATAACAATGATTTATCTCATCCCTAAATGCTTTAATAACAAAAAAGACTTTATTGAGAGATGTTTTCAATATCTTCATTCAATTGAACAACTTAATATAGTTTTTAATCCTAAAAAATCTATTTACCCAAGACTTAAGGATACAAAGAAAAGAGGCAAGAATGCTCTCGTTGAAATACTTAATAATCTTAACCCCAGTTATTTTTCTAATGAGAAAGAGCCAGATGGCGAATTAATCCTCATTTTAAAATGGGGCTTAAGGAAAGTTGAGATTAAGGGCATTCAAGTATTGGCTGTCAAAAATATCACACCAGAGATTTTTGCCAGTAATTATTTTCAACTTGCTGAATGGTCTCATATTCCTGAAACCGAAACTGATTTATTAAATGTTAAAATTGATATTATGAGCCAAAATTTATTGGAGAAACAATGCGTAGTGGAGGAGGTTAATGCTGTCGCCATTATCAAATCACATCTTGACAACTATATATTCTCTCAAGAAGATAAATTAGAATTAATAAAAATTATTTTGAATAATTAAAAATATATACTAATATTATAAATGTCTCTTGAAATTATCAATAAAAAAATTCGCTCTAATCGTGGCAAAGTTCAAGTCATCTTGGAGAACCACACAGCAATGTGGGCTGATAGTGTCCCAGCACCACTTGCTGATAGTAACAAACGAGATGGTTGGTATTATGAAAATACCGCTCTTGGAAACAAAGCCAATGTATATTTTTTCGGAGGTGCTCAAGAGACAATGACACTTGCCGATGTTAAAAGTATTTGGGCTAAAGTTGCCATTGATGATTATTCAAATCAGAATGTCTTGCCATTCTTTCACGTTTATACAAAGCCTACTGGCACCGGTGATGCGGATACGTGGTACCATTCACGTTTGACATACACTATGAATGCCGATGTTGATATTGGAATAGGTGAAGAGGTCATCATTCATACACATCACGTTCCAAGCATTTCATATGATAATCGTTTCATTCCTTGCCCAAATATTGTTGTTAATGGTGAAGGTCTTGGCACTGAAGAGGTGCTTTACATTGTTCTCTCTACTGACAGTTCTGCCGCTGCTGGAACTGTTAAATTGCTTTTACAAAATCTTGGTTTCGTTTCATCTGCTAATCATACACGAGATGTTCATTTGATTGGTTATGAACCAAGCACTGGTGTTGAATACCCTACCGAAGCAGGAACTGGCATTCTTTTAACAACTGAAAGTCATCGTCACATTGAAAATTCGCAAACATTAACATTGCTTGACAATACGTATGGTTATTCAACGGCTGTTGAAAATATTCATCCATCACGTGGTGATGTTACAATTTGGGGAAATTCTGACACGCAAAACACTGACATTGAAATTCAATACTCCCACGATAATATTACTTGGTATTTCGCTTCCAATCATTTTGTTACATTTCACGGTGGCAGCAATGGCGACTTTGCGATGGATTTTAAAACGTCAGCAAAATACATCAGAGTTGCTCAATATAATAATCACGGTTCAACACGAACACTTAACCTCAATATTGCTTTGAAATAAAATACTTATCCTCACTGGACACTTTTGGCAACATTACTTATTAATATTGAATGCCAAAAGTGTCCAGTTTCGTATGTGAATTCCCATATTATGCCAAAACTGTCCGCATTGGGGTTTGGGGTTTCCCCAAGTTTTATGTTAGTTTTTTACTTAAAAATAATTTTATCATTATAAATATATAATGGCATTCATTGAAAAACTTAAGAAAGAGATTGGCGACCATCGCAAATTAAGAGCATCATCCATCAACGCATACGCATCTAATTTAAATAAGTTACATAAACTAATGTTTGATGGTGAGGAAATTTCTGATTTAGATTTTCTTAAAGACCGTAAAAAGGTAATGAAAACTATTGAGGATAAAAAACTATCTACGAGAAAAACTTATTTAGCAGCCATTGTTGTCGCATTAATGGCATTTGAAAAAGATGAAAAACTTATTTCCCCATACCGTGATGATATGGAAGCATTGGCAAAAAAGTTTAATGATGATATGGAAAAGCAAAAGAAATCAGAGACACAAGATAAAAATTGGGTAAGTTTAGCAGCATTGAGAAAGGTAATGAGAAAATACCGTAATGAATTAAATGAGAAAGGTATATTCAAAAAAGAGTATGATGACTTAACAAATAAGGAATTTGATTTGCTTCAAAAATGGATTGTCGCTTCTCTCTACATACTTGATGATAATCCACCATTAAGAAACAATTATATTATGAATGTAATATCTAATAAAGATTATGAAAAGTTGTCTGAAAAAGAAAAGGAAGAGAGAAACTATACGGTTGTTAAATCACGCAATAATAAGTTTTTTAGTTTAGGAAATTATAAGACATCAGG